TTACACAACAGTCGGACACTCTACATACCATCTTCCTAAAAGGCTTGCATGGTGACTGTTGGATCTTTCAAAGTACAGGTATTTTTTCTCACCCTTGACGATTACCGTATAGCAGTCGCAGATCGGGCTGTCGTGATGCGATCCCGCAGGACGGAAGTCCTTGACAGCTTCGATCTGAAATACACGGCCGTCACGCCATGTGATCGTGCGCGGCTGCATATATCCTGTGGAGTCAAAGTCTGAATTGACCTTGACATATACTCGTTCCATCCGTATTGTCGGTTGTTTCATGACGCCGCCCCCTTTGTTCTGTATACTCTGTCTTATGATTTGGCTGAGACCGCCCTCTCTTTGAAGTGTTTCCTGCACAGAGCCGTATAACTCTCATTGCCACCGAGCTGTACCTGTTCGCCCACTGTGATCATCTTTCCGTTCAGGACGCGGGCGTTGAAGTGCGCTCTTTTGCCGCACCAGCAGATCGTTTTGATCTGCTCTATATCGTCCGCAAGCTCCATAAGCCGCTTAGAGCCCGGGAACAGGTTGCTCTGAAAGTCAGTACGCAGTCCGTAGCAGATAACGGTAATGCCGTAGGTATCGACCAGATCACTGAGCTTGTCAATGATGCTTTCGCTGAGAAACTGTACTTCATCTACTATAATACAATCATAGCTTTCACCGTTATAGCTCTCCAGAAAATCCTCCGCGAACTCGCAGGGATCCTCCAGTCCGATGCGGGAGCGTATGTTTTTCTCACCGTCCCGGTTTTCGCACTTAGGCTTCAGAAGAACGACCTTCTTGCCTTTCTCGACATAGTTATACCGTACCATTAGCGCATTGGCAGTTTTTGAGCTGCCCATTGCACCGTAGCGGAATATGAGCTTTGACATAGATCAGTCCTCCTCGTCATCCGGATGCAGGATGCGGTACAGTTCAATATGCTCTTCTGATGCAAGATCCTCTTCTTCGACAATTCCCATGACCTTACCGATCAGGATGACATGATCATCGGAATTGAACTTCATGGTCTTGTAAGCCTTGTTGTACGAGTGCAGTCCGTCTTTCTGGTATTCCTTGATGTATGTCTCGTTACCGATCATAAAGGCACCGACATCACCAGGGCGTAGCTTTCCGCAGCCAGGATAACGACGTACCAGTACAAGATCGCCGTCATGATACTCCGGTTCCATACTGTCACCGCTGACGGTAAATACACAGTCGGCACTTTCTGCTTCATCTGAGGCGTAGAGGTAGATATCCTCGCCCTCATCGTCAAATTCGGAAGAAACATCAAAGCCGGCGGCAAGCTGCTTCTGGAACTTGATGAGCTTGATGATCGGCGGGCATTCCTCGGCACGTTGCCTTTCCGTCAGGGTGTTGAGAACAGCGTCAAGAACAGACTTGTTCTGATCATTCAGATATCGATAGTCCTCTATGATAGCTCGTTCCTTTGCGGTAAAGGTCCGCATCGGATCGTCAACGCCGAACAGTTCATAGAAGCCGATTCCAAGCGCAGCGCAGATCTTTGGTATCTGATTCAGGTCTGGTCGTGTTCTGCCATGCTCCCAGTTACTGATGGCGTTGGATTTCACGCCGAGCATTTCTGCCAGCGCCATCTGCTCCATACCAAGCTTCTCGCGGAAGTATTTCACACGCCGGCCTACAATATGGATTTCCTTTTTTGCAACTGCCTCTTGTGTTGTCATGTTGAAGGCAGCGGTGGATTCGTCAGTCTGAGCTGTAGTCACGGTAATATCAGGTTTCCTGGTTGCCATAACATACTCCTTTCACGGTCAATGTGGCTGTGTGGCATGGATTGATCTGTCAGCATACAAATCGAACAAAACTTCTGCTTGAAACTTGTGCAAGCCTACAAAGTTTTCTGCGGGCTGCTCGGTGTCGGGAGATGAAAAGCATAGTATCCATGCCATCTTTCACTCATAGTATATCACATTATCACGAAAATGTCAAGTATTTTTGCTATTGACATTTTCGTGATTGTGATGTATGATATGGATATCGGTATTCCGCCTACGGGGAAATGATACCTCAGTCCGCCTTAAGGTGTGTGGCAGACGGGGCACCATTCGTATCGGATGCCACTTCGCCATCGACCCGCTTCGCCACGAAAAGATATAGATACGAACAAAGAACGGAGTATTTGTAAGAAATCACGTAAGTTGCGAAATCAAGGAGGGCGTAAAATGACAACTCAGCAGATAGAAACCACCGAAACCAGACCGCTGCCGTTAAAGGAGTGCAGCACCGCCGACATTACCTTCATGACGATGCCGGATGAGGACAGTGCCTATGCCTTGCAGGCCGCTCCGAACTGTGATTCAGCGGCACTTCCGCAGGGAATAGAGAATCTTGAAGGCAAAAGAGTCATTGAGATACCGGACTTCGATACCATGACACAGTTCATGATGAGCAAGAACGGAGCAGACAAGAGGCTGACGCTGTATACTTATCTGAATGATCTGCTTCGGAAAGGCAGGTTGTCGGGCATCGTCGGATTTCAGATCATGAACCGCGTTATCAACAGAAAAGCCTGTGAATTCACCGACTTCAGATACTGGGAGCTTGACCGTCACGAGTTCATCGCAGACATTTCCGTTACACTGACACTGAAGTCAAAGGAAGGCCCCCGTGAATGGAAGGGCGTGCTTGTCTGCTACTGCGGCTTTTCTCATCAGTTCTACCTGACCGTCGAGGAGCTTGTAAAGCGGACAGACCGAGCCGAGGAAGGCTATGTTCCGCTGGACAACCACCTGATACAGGTATATAAGGGGTATCAGATCGATCAGGAAGCAGAAATGATGTGGCGCAGATACAAATTGCAGGAGGCACTTACGGAACCGAGCAAGAGAGACGCAAGAAGTCTCGCAGCCGCTATGGGACTGACAGTTCTCCGGCTGCCGATCTATGAGCATAAGGGTGTCAATAGTATTCTGTTCTTTGAGGCCGGCACAATACTTGTAGGTGCAGACCGTGTTGAAAAGGATGAGGACGGACACGAAATCGTCTATAAGGATGATTTCGGCGAGCCTATGGAGATCCCTGCCAATACAATCGTGATCAATGAAAACCGCGTTGAAGAACAGTATGAGGATTTCCCTATCTTTCATGAGTGCTATCATTATGAAAAGCACTATAAAGCATTCCGGCTCCAGAAGCTCACAAGCAGCGACACACGAGTGATCAGGAGAAAGCGTGTTGTCATAGACAGAAACACGAAATACAAGGACTATCTGTTTCTGATGGAGAATCAGGCTGACCGCGCAGCACACGGTCTCTGGATGCCGGCAACGGATACGAAGTACCGTATCATCGCAAAACTCTCTCAGGTGAAAAACTACAGTCACAATGGAGAGCTGTATGAGTCAGTGGGCTTGTCTGTGGCCTTTCAGCTTGGCGTGCCGCATTTCCGTATGCGTGCAAGAATGATACAGCTCGGGTGCCCGGAGGCAAAAGGTATCCTCCACTATATCGAACGCAAGCGTATCCGTCCGTTTGCATTCGACCCGGAATCGCTGAGAGCAGAAGAGCTCACCTTTGTGATCACGCCTGCAAAGATCCGGAATCTCTGCAAGGAAAGCGACGAATTCAAGGCTGTTTCAGACAGCAGAAAATATGTCTATGCAGAGGGACATATGGTATTCAATGATCCGATGTTTGTCCAGTGCCACGGAGACGGGTATAAGCTGACAGACTTTGCGATAGCCAATGTCGATGTGTGCTGTCTCCGCTTTGTACGGATCTACGTTCAGAAGAACCTCGGCGAATACGTGCTCGGACGGATGTATATGGACGCCGAGTATGTCGAGCGCACCATGTTCTATCTGAAGGACTACCTGAAGACGCCGGATACCAGCACGGAGTTTGCGGCAAAGAAAGCATACAAGGCGGCGTTCCCGCTGAACTTCAAAGAAGCCGTGGAGATGCTGAAAAAGCAGAGCAGAACACAGAAGGGTGAATCCACCAATGAACAGATCGCAGAGTATCTGCATATGGCGCCCCGTACCTTCACAGATTCTCTGACAAATCCTGCTATGCACATGAACCCGGATTTTGTGCTGGCGCTTTGCCTGTATTTTAAGCTGCCGGACTGGCTGGGACTTCTTCTGTTCCGGCGTGCAGGAGCAATGCTGGATGAGGATAATCCCCGCCATGCTGCCTTCATGCATATCCTCCGTGCGCAGAGCTGCGACGGACTGGAAGCCGCAGATGCGTATCTGAAGAGCCAGAAGCTCGATCCTCTGAACTGGTAATATACACATGAGCCGATCATCGTAAAAGATGGTCGGTTCTTTTTTTATGCCCTGAAACGGCAATTTTTTCACCATTATCAGATTTTTTCGGGGCAAAAATCAAAATCGGCGAAAATCTCGCCGAAAAAATCAGGTTGAAATCCCCTGCTTTTACTGTTTTTTATGTGTTTTATGTGCACATAGCACAACTAATGGACGATCAAGCAACTTCTGAATGTGCATCAAAGACAAAAACGGCTCAGATTTTTCGGCGGGAATTCCGCATGGAAACTGCAGATAAGACCTGATATAATAAAATCAGAGCCAAGGGAACGGCGAAAAATCCGCCGAAAACCTTCATGCAAACAATATCTTTTGCCGGATGCATACGGCAAGCGGATGTTCATACAGTACCCGATCTCAGCCCAAGGTCTGTCCTGACGGCGGCAGACGGTCACTGTATGTTCTCTTCCTGTATGCATCCGGCTCTTTTTATCAATACATTTGTTAGTCAGGGCGCGCACTGGCGGACAGATGCTCATAACGGAAAACAATGCCTGTGGTCTGTACAGACCGTAACAGGCACCATGAGAGATTTTCGTGTGGACATCGTCTGCCTGCGTGCCTTTTTCGCAGTAAGAGCATCTGCCGCTGAGTGCGTTCCTTACAGAAAGGAACGATTATGGAAATGAATATGATGCAGACAACAGCTCAGAAGGATATGCTCACGATCACAGATAAGACTACACTCGGCGAATTGCTGACCATGCTCGGACTGGAACCCCGTCAGCAGAGAGAGGGCAAGACGCCCACAAGGGTGAAGCTGATCGCTTCCGCCGGTGAGCCGGTTGCAAAGATGTCCGGAGTGACGCTGTACACAAACGGCTATGCTCTGTATGAAAACGGTCATGGCAGATACTCGGTTATCTGGCTGCCGTACTGCACCGACTTCACATACAGCTTTAACAAGTTGCGTGACGCCGAAAAAGACTATCTCAGCGAGAAATCCGAACTTCCGGACGATTTGCTTCTTTCTGCGGCCTGGACGGCGGCGGTTGCACTGTTCGGTGAGGAACGTATCACGCTGTCTATGACGCGCGGTTACGGTAATGCGGATACCGATGGAGAGTCCGACGAGGAGGATGACGCAGAGAACGAGGAAGAAGATGTGGACGATGAGGGCAGAAACTTTATCTGGGATGATGATCCGCTCGGCGTCGATCCGCTGGATGCAGTGATTCGCAAGGAGACCCGTGAAGCTATGCTGGCTGAAATGACAGACAAGCAGCGTGAGGTGTTTGTTCTCTATCATAAGTATGGATGGACACAGCAGAGAATTGCTGATACGATCGGCATTGCGCAGCAGAATGTACATAAGCGCCTAACCTATGCAAACCGCGTAGCACAGCAGTTTATTCACAGATGAAAAATTTTTTGAAAATATTTTCTGTTTCAGGGTGTAAAACATACCCTCGAAACGCTATATAGTAGAGGCTCTTGAAAAGACCTCCCACAAAATACGGCTGTGGTGATCGCCGCCGTTCCACTAAATACATTGGTCGCAAGACCCAACAGAAAGGAAATGTATATGAATCCGAACAGAACCCTGAAGAACCGCTATAACGGCGGGTACAACAACGAGAGCCGCAAGGCGCAGCAGAATGCAGAACAGTTGAAGGACAGGATGACAAAGCTCGAATCCGCAATGGACAAGCGCGCAGCAGGTGTCGCACGTACCATCATGGATATGTTCAAGTTTGTATCGCTGTCGGCTACTATGTTACCCAACATGGAGATGGAAACCGATATCATGCGCCTGAAGGTCGATGACGACGGCATCTTCATAGAGATCACATATCCGGAAAGCCGAAAGCGCAGCGTCTGCGATGAAGAACCGGACAACTGCGATGATGACGAGGAGGGATTGCTTTATGACGGAGACTGAGAAGAAGTTCCCCGTGCCGGGACCTGTTCCCGTAGATGTGAAAAAGCTGATCGACGGGCTCGGTACGATCTTCGGCGGCGTGATTCAGCTTCTGAATTCTATGGAGCCCGGTATGGCACAGCAGCTTGCAGACATGGCTATCAACGGCGTTCCCAAGGAACAGGCACCAGAAACTATCAACCCGGATGAGTTTGAGGAGATCCTCTCAGCGGACGATCTCCCCTGGGATACAGAACCGGAGAAGGTAGAACCTCCGAAGGAGCAGCCGAAGAAGAAAGCAGCTGCAAAGAAACAGGAGCAGCCAGCCGCACTGACTGCTGATGACCTTATCAAGGTTGTCACCGGCAAGATCAGACAGGACCGCAGCAATAAGGAAAAGGTTCTCGCTTTGTTGAAATCCTACGGTGCATCGAAGATCAGCGATGTTCTCCCGGACAAGTATGAAGCCTTCCTTACTGACCTCTCACAGGTCTGAGGTGAGAAAATGCCGGATGTTCACGCACTGTTAAGCGCATCCAGTTCAAAGCAGTGGCTTCACTGTCCGCCGTCAGTCCGCCTGCAGGAGAACTTTCCCAATGAAAGCTCCGTCTATGCCGAGGAAGGCACATTTGCTCATGAAATCTGCGAGTACAAGGTCCGCAAGTATCTGAAGGAGCGTGTGAAGCGCCCGCAGTCCGAGGAATATGACACAGAGGAGATCGAGCAGATCACAGATGTATATGCAGAGTTCGTTATAACGATCATCGAGCAGATGCGAGAGAACGGCTGTGAGCCGCTTGCCTTTGTGGAGGAGAGAGTTGACTACAGTCATATCGCCCCCTCTGGATTCGGCACTGCAGATATGATCATCATCGGCAGGGACGAGAATGGCAGAGGGCTGCTCCATGTATGTGATTTCAAGACGGGCAAAGGGGTGTTTGTGGACGCAGACCACAACAGCCAGATGATGCTGTACGCGATCGGGGCTTTAGCCGCCTACGGCTTTTTGTATGATATAGAGATCGTGCGTATGAGCATCATCCAGCCCCGTCTTGATAACATCAGCACTTTTGAATGTAGCAGGCAGGAGCTTGAGGACTGGGGCGAAAATATCAGACCGACCGCACTGCTTGCTTTCGAGGGTAAAGGCGAACAACATCCCGGTGACTGGTGTCGCTTCTGCCGCGCCAAGCCCGTCTGCAAAGCATGTGCCGATGAAGCACTGGCGCTCTGCCGGGAGGATTTCCTCGACCTTGATGCCGGAGCGTTCGATGATACCGCTGAAGAATCAGATATGACTGCACCCTATGAAGCGGATACCAATACAGCCGTATTCAAGCAGCCGGGACTGATCCCTATATCTGAACTGGCGGAGATACTGCCGACGCTGAACAGGATATCCTCCTGGATCGAAGCTGTATTTGCATTCGTATCCTCTGAGGCGATCAACCACGGCGTTTCCATTCCCGGATACAAGGTCGTTGAAGGCAGAAGCAAGCGCGTTTTCACAGACACAAAGGCTGTGGTCGATACTGCCGTGCAGAACGGCTATACCGATTTGTACAAGCAGACGCTCATCTCGCTGACGGAATTTGAGAAGCTGATGGGCAAGAAAAATTTTAATGAGCTGCTCGGTGCGTATGTGGCAAAGCCGCCCGGAAAGCTGGCACTGGTACCGGAAAGCGATCCGAGAGAGCCTGTCGATCTCACCGCAGCACCAGATCAGGAATTTGCAGTTCTCCCTGATGAGGACTGACACATCAAAATGGAGGTAAAACTTATGGCAACTACAAACAATACAGCACCCGCAACGAAGGTCGTGATTCCCTGCCGCATCTCTTTTGCGAACATCTGGGAGCCCAAGAGCATCAACGGCAGCGACGAGAAGTATTCCGTTTCTCTCCTTATCCCGAAGGATGACAAGGCGACCCTCGCAAAGATCAAGAAGGCAATTGAGGCGGCGAAGGAGGCAGCAAAGGAGAAGAAGTGGAACGGCAAGATCCCGGCAAACCTCAAGATGCCGATCCATGACGGGGACATTGACCGCCCCGACGATGAAAACTATGCAGGGCATTTCTTCTTCAACGCTACATCGAAGGACGCCCCGCAGATCGTTGACCGCAAGGTGCAGCCGATCCTTGACCCGATGGAATGCGGCAGCGGCGACTACTGTAATGTCAGTGTCAACTTCTACGGATTTGCCGCATCTGGCAACAAGGGCATCGCAGCCGGACTGCAGAATATTCAGCTCGTGAGACACGGTGAGCGTCTTGCAGGCAGACCTTCCGCATCGGCTGACTTTGTCGAGCTTGAGGGCGAGGCAGAGAACGACTTTGACGATGACGATATGGATTTCCTGAACTGACACGCAAGGGAGAGGCTCGGTTCTCTCCCTTTTACATACACGCAAAGGACGGTGATTCTATTGAGCAGACGTGTACTTTCCATCGATCTTGAAACCTACTCCGATGTTGACCTCACAACCTGCGGCGTATACCGCTATGTTGAGGGCGACTTCCATATCCTGCTGTTCGCATATGCATTCGATGATGAAGAAACAAAGTGTATCGACATGGCCTGCGGTGAGCAGCTTCCCGCAGAGGTCGTGGAAGCACTGCATGATGACAGTATTATAAAATCTGCATGGAACGCACAGTTTGAACGTGTCTGCCTGTCAAAATATTTAGACACGCGGCTTTCTCCTGACAGCTGGCAATGCACGATGATATGGGCGGCATCGCTATCCCTGCCGCTGAAACTGAAAAATGCGGCGATCGCGCTGAAGACGGGAGAGCAGAAGGATGAGGTCGGTGAACGACTTATCCGTTATTTCTCAATTCCGTGTAAGCCGACTAAAGCAAACGGCGGAAGAACAAGAAACCTGCCGGAGCACGCTCCGGAGGACTGGGCGCTCTTTAAGTCTTACTGCATTCAGGACGTCAAGACAGAGCGGGATATTCGCTACCGCCTTGAAAAGTTCCCACTACTTCCGCAGGAATGGAACTATTACCACATGGATCAGCGCATCAACGACAGAGGCGTGCTGATTGACAAAGAACTGGTACAGCAGGCAATTATCTGCGATATGGCGCTTTCAGATGAAATGACAAAGAGAGCCTATGCACTGACAGGCCTGGAAAACCCGAATTCCGTATCTCAGCTGAAGGGCTGGCTGGAAGAACGGGGCATTGAGATCGATTCACTCGGCAAGAAGAATGTAGCATCGCTCATCACCGACCTGGATAAGCACAGCATCGATACGGCTGCACTCGACATGATGAAGCTGAGATTGCAGATGGCGAAATCCTCTGTCAAGAAGTATCAGGCGGCAGAGAGATACATCTGCACGGACGGCAGAGCGCACGGACTGTTTCAGTTCTCCGGCGCAAACCGCACGCAGCGATGGGCAGGGCGCGGTATTCAGTTGCAAAATCTGCCGCAGAACCATATCAGCACACTTGATGAAGCCCGTGACCTTGTAACGCTCGGCTGCTTTGATATGATCGAGGCTCTGTATGGAAATACGCCGGATATTCTGTCACAGCTCATTCGCACAATGCTGATTCCGAAACCCGGCTGTGAATTGATCGTAGCGGATTTCAGTGCTATTGAAGCTCGTGTACTTGCATGGCTTGCCGGAGAGCAGTGGCGGTTGGATGCTTTCAGGGACGGCAAAGATATCTACTGCGCATCGGCATCGCAGATGTTCGGCGTCCCTGTTGTGAAGCACGGCATTAACGGAGAACTGCGGCAGAAAGGAAAAGTCGCAGAACTTGCCTGCGGTTACGGCGGCGGTGCCGGTGCATTGATCTCAATGGGCGCACTGGATATGGGACTGAAAGAGGACGAGCTACCGGATATTATCTCCTCTTGGCGTGAAGCCAATCCGGAGATCGTGAAGTTCTGGTATGCCGTGGAGAAAGCAGCGATTGAGACTGTAAAGGATCACACTGACAGAACAGTCGGCAGAATCAGTTTCCGATTTTCAGCAAACACACTGTGGATCGTACTTCCGTCCGGACGCAGTCTTGCCTATATCAAGCCCAAGCTGATGCCGAACCGCTTCGGCCGCATGGCACTGACCTTTGAAGGCTTAGGTGCAAACAACAAATGGACACGCGGCGAGACCTACAGCGGCAAGTTGACAGAAAACATCACGCAGGCAACGGCGCGTGATCTGCTTGCCGAAACCATGTGGCGCATGGAGCGTGCAGGGCTGGACATTGTCGGTCATGTACACGATGAAGTCATTCTGGAAGTGCCGGAGGGCAGCATCACCGTTGACGAGGTCTGCGGTATCATGAACAAAAATCCTGCATGGGCTGATGGCTTGCCGCTGTCATCCGCAGGATATACAGGAAAATATTACTTCAAGGACTAGGAGGTTTCTCATATGAAACAGGGACGAGCATTACCGGAAGTGCTGACAGAGCTTCAGCGTCAGAATTCCGCAAAACAGGACTATATCGGTGCTGCAGAGGCTTTTCGCCTTGCGGATGACGGCAGTACCTTCAATATTGGTAATGATCATAGCTTCGGTACCACACAGCTTTTCCATCGTCAGGTGGCGTCGGCGCTCGGTATTCCGGCGAAATACTACGATATGATGCAGAAGCAGAAACCGGAGCTTCTGGCTGAGAATGTGAACGCATGGTTCTCTGACAAGGACAGCAGCTATATGGTGCGTACCCTTGACTATGGCAGCGGACAGGTCGCCAGAGCTTTGCTTTCCGATCGCTACCGCCGAATCGATAATCTTGAAATTGCATCGGCAGTGCTTCCTATCTTTGCGGGACAGGATGGCATGGAGGTCATGAGCTGCGAGGTTACTGAGAATAAGCTGTATCTGAAGATTGTCAACCACCGCCTTGAAATGGCCTGTGTCGGTGACAGAGTACAGGCAGGCGTTATTATTTCCAATTCCGAGGTGGGACTGGGGGCTGTCTCCGTTCAGCCGCTTGTATACACCCTTGCCTGCACCAACGGTATGGTGGTCAACAGTATGGGAGAACGACGTACTCATGTGGGCAGAGCGGCGAAAGCGCTAGAAGATAGCTTTAACATCTATACTGACGAAACACTGGAAGCCGAAGATAAGGCATTCATGCTGAAACTCCGCGACACCACTCTTGCCGCAATTGAAGAGGCTCGGTTTTCACAGATCGTCGGCGTACTGGAGCAGAGCCACGGTGCGAAGATTACCGGCAGAGTGCAGGATGTGATCGAACTGACCGGCAAGGCGTATGACCTGAATCAGCCGGAACAGGACAGCATTTTGAATTATCTCATCAAAGGCGGTGATCTCTCCCTCTACGGCTTGAGTAATGCCATCACGCGGGCTTCGCAGGATGTAGACTCCTACGACAGAGCCACTGCGCTGGAAGGCATCGGCTGGCAGGTCGCAACAATGCCGGCAAATCAGTGGAAGGAGATCAACGCATGAGCAGAACATTCAAGGATAGAAAAGGCTATAAGACGAAACGCAGATACCGTACGTACACAATACCGGCTTATGAGAACCGTACCCGCGGCGGCTATGAAGATTATGACCACAGCGATCAGGAACTGTATGTCTATGATCAGAGCTGTGAGAACTGCCGCTACCGAGGTGACTGCTGCCATACGCCGTTCCCGTCAGGATGGTGTGAATACTGGAAGGGACAAAGCGGAGGTGGCTGTTATTGAGGGAATATGTTGTCGAGAACGAGTTCGTCAAAGCGGTCAAGGCTGCCGGCGGTGTAGCGTATAAGCTGACATCGCAGACAGCCAACGGGCTGCCCGATAGGCTCGTTCTGTTCTTCCCGGCAAAGACGGTCTTTGTAGAGCTGAAAGCACCCGGAAAGATGATGCGTCCGCTTCAGCGAAAAAGAAGATATCAGCTGATGAAGCTTGGATTCCCGGTTCTCTGTATCGACAGGGTGTCACAGATCAGACCGTTCATTGATGCTGTTCTTGCATGGACGCCCGGTGAACCGTTCCCGGAAGGCATTGGTGCGAAGATTCCTGATCTGGAAATGGCAACGCTACCATCGGATATGGATGACTACGGAGAAACACTTGAACCCATTGATCCAGATAATCTGATGGAGTTTTATACACTGGGCGATGAAGATGGAGGTGATGCCCTATGAAGTTCGTGCCACATGACTACCAGAGTTATTGTATCGGATATATCAAGACACACATTATCTCTGCGCTGTTCCTTGACATGGGCTTGGGTTGAGGTAAAACAGCGGTCACACTGACGGCGCTGCGTGATCTCATGTTCGATGAACTAAAGGTCAGCAAGGTTCTTGTCATCGCCCCGCTCCGTGTCGCCCGTGACACATGGCCTGCCGAAGTAGAGAAATGGGATCATCTGAATGACATCGAGATCTCTGTCATCGTCGGTTCTGCGAAGGAGCGCACAGCAGCGGTGAATCACAACGCCTTCATTTACATCGTCAACAGAGAGAATGTGAAGTGGCTTGTAGAGTATTACGAGAAGAATGGCCTCCGATGGGACTTTGACATGATTGTCATTGATGAGCTGAGTTCTTTCAAGAACTACCAGTCACAGCGTTTCAAGTGGTTAAGAAAAGTCAGACCTTTCGTAAAACGCTGGGTAGGTCTGACAGGTACGCCGACCTCAAACGGTCTCATGGATCTGTGGGCGGAGATTGGCATCCTGGATGGCGGTGAACGGCTTGGACGGTTTATCGGTCGTTTCCGTGAAAGCTACTTCAAACCGGGTAGCATGAATCCATCAACCGGTGTGGTCTTCAGCTACACACCCCGCCCCGGCGCAGAGGAGCAGATCTATCAGAAAATCTCGGATATTACGATTTCCATGAAAGCACTCGACTATCTGGATATGCCGGAATGTATCTTTGTCAATCACGAGGTTGAGATGGATTCAACCGAGCGGAAACTCTACGATCAGCTGAAGCAGGACCTTATAATTCCGCTTGAGGACGGAGATATAGATGCGGCCAATGCCGCTTCTCTATCAAACAAGCTCCTGCAGATGGCAAATGGTGCGGTCTATGACGAAAACAAGGAAGCACGCACCATTCACAGCCGGAAGCTCGAAATGTTGGAAGACCTGATAGAGTCCGCCAACGGACAGCCTGTACTGGTCGGATACTGGTTCAAGCATGACCGTACCCGAATCATAGAGCATCTGACCGCCTGCGGTTATGCACCGAGAGATATCAAGGACAGTGCGGATATCACAGACTGGAACGCCGGAAACATCCCGGTCGCCCTTATACATCCTGCATCCGCAGGACACGGTCTCAATATTCAGTCCGGCGGGCATATCATGATCTGGTTCGGACTGACCTGGAGCCTGGAACTGTATCAGCAGACCAACGCCCGACTCTGGCGGCAGGGACAGCAGCACACTGTCACGATCCACCACATCGTAACAAAAGACACTGTCGATGAGGATGTGCTTGCCGCTCTTGCCAATAAGGATGTAACGCAGGAGAAACTAATCGCCGCAGTCAAGGCTCGTTTGTGATCATACTCTCTGTATGATCTTTCCTTATTTGACGACAGAAAGACGGCAAAGCGGCGACAAATCGGTAACGCCGCATCATCTTGGAGGTGAAATACTATGGCTCGTAAAAACAACCGCATGAAAACAGAATACCACAGAGGTCTCGGATTTGATTCGAAGAAATATATCAGTCCGGTACAGCACGTTCCCACAGGCTTTGGAGCTTCAGACCGCACGCCGCAGCGATATGACATCTGGTTTGCAAATCTCGGCTGTCAGCCGAATACCAGCGTACAGGGCGGCGTTCGTCCTGTCATCATCATTTCCAATAATATGGGAAATGCACACGCTGACACGGTCAATGTCGTGCCGATGACGCGACACCTGAAAAAGCCAGAACTGCCCTGCCATACACAGCTTGACCCTGGTAGCATCACAGATATGCGTCAGCTTCTTGATACGTCAATGGTACTGGCGGAGCAACTTACCACCATCAGCAAATATGCGCTGAAATCGTATGCTGGTCATATTGCTGATGAAAACGCGATGTATCGGATAGAAGCCGCTGTGACCTCACAGCTCGGACTGAAGAAGGAGTGAATAAAATGCCCGTAAACTTTGTCAATATCCCCGATGCGCTGAAGCAAAACGCATCCTTCTGTGTCTGGAAGCTGGAAAAGCGCAGCGGCAGACCGACCAAAGTGCCATATAATCCCAAGACAGGCGCAATGGCGAAAACCAACGATTCATCTACCTTCACAGACTTCAACACGGCGATGAAAGCGTATGCTATCGGCGGATGGGACGGAATCGGCTACAGAGTCTCTGAGGGCATTGGTGCAATCGACATCGACCACTGTATCCGAGAGGACGGCAGTCTTAATGACGTGGCCGCATCCATTCTCGGTATCTTCAGCAACGCCTATTTTGAACGTTCTCCCTCCGGCACTGGTCTCCGCGGATTCTTCCGCCTTTCCCCGGATTTTGCTTATAACTGCATCAGATAGGAGGTACATCATGAATACAACGACTATTTCCCCGGCGGTAACGCTGATACCTGCGAAAAGCAAACCGGTTCTTGTCGCTGAATCCGGTGCAGCAATCATCCGTGTGGCTGCATATTGCCGTGTCAGTACAGACGAAGAGGAACAGGCCAATTCCTATGCGACACAGGTAAAATACTACACCGACTACATTTCTTCCAATCCTGACTGGGAACTTGTCGGTATCTTCGCTGACGAGGGCATCTCAGGAACAGGAACGGCCAAACGCGGTGAGTTCAACAAAATGATCCGAATGGCTCGTAAGCATAAGATCGACATGATACTGTGTAAATCCATTTCCCGATTTGCACGAAACACGGTAGACTGTCTGGATTATGTCCGTGAGCTGAAAGGGCTCGGCGTGAATGTGAAATTCGAGAAGGAAAATATAGAAACGATTTCTGCATCATCCGAGTTCGCAATTTCCTTGTATGCCTCATTTGCACAGGCAGAATCCGAATCCATCAGCAAGAATGTGACATGGGGCATCGAGAAATCCTTTCAGTCTGGCAAGGTGCGGTATCAGATGCGAAATACGCTCGGCTTCCGCATGAAAGACGGAAAGCCTGTGATCGAAGAGAGCGAAGCAGAAACAGTGCGGTTCATTTTCAGAATGTTTGCAGACGGTCACAGCATGGGTGAGATTGCAACGATGCTGACGGAACGAAAAATACCGCGCAGAAACGGAAACACATCATGGAACCGAGCCAATGTGAATCTGATCCTGAGAAATGAAAAATATGTCGGCGATGCAATCTTGCAGAAAAGCTTCACTGTTGACTGCCTGACGCATGAGCGAAAGAAGAATACCGGTGAGAAAACAAAATACTACCTCCGAGACTGTCATGATGCGATCATCGACCGCGACACATGGGACAGGGTGCATCTGGAACTTGCACGGCGTAGTGCCGAAATGAAAGGCAGGCACGCCGGCAAGAAGTATACGAAAAGTTACTGCCTTTCTGATCTTCTGACCTGTCCTTACTGCGGCGGTCACTACAAGCGTACGATCTGGAAACTCACAGACAGAAGTGTCGGAGTATGGCGTTGCGGAACAAGAATTGACCACGGCAAGAAGTTCTGCAGCCACGGCGTTTCCATCCATGAGGATAGGCTTCACAGAGTTGTACTTGCCATCGTCAATGACATGATAGATGATCCGGAGCGTGTAGAAACGGCAATCATTGATACAATGGAAAAGTTCAGAACAGAGATATCCGAGATTGATGCTGAGATAGAGAAAACTAATGCTGAAATCGAAGGAATCTGCAAGCGGCGCGATGACATTCTGGAAGTCATAACCGGTGAGGCGTTCGAGCATTTCAAGAAGGAACTGAAGGGCATGAACGGCAGAGAGCTTGCGGGAAAGGAAAAACTGGAACAGCTTCAGATCCGCAAGGAAGCAGTGCAGCTCGGCGTCAAGAAAATTGTAACTGCAAGAGAGCTTTTCGTAAACATGATGCCGATGACTGAATTTGATAACAGCATGATTCCGAAACTTGTTGAACGTATCGATGTGGTCAATAAGAAGACAATCCGGGTTGTGTTCCGCGGTGGTGTAGAAGTCGAGGGAACCGTTGAAAAGTGAATATATAATTTGCCCCGTCTGTTATTAGGGAGAGATGATACTCCTTGATAGCAGACGGGGCTTTTTTTATTAGACAAGCTTTGCGTTTTTGTTTTTTCCTTCTTCTCTATTGCTTTTTTGCCGAAAATAGGTTATAATAGAAGTAAGATAATCCATCTGCATCCGACAGATGTTACTGATTCTGTCAGTTTTGCATCAATTATGGAAGGAGGAGAATGATATGGCTCACAGTGACAATGAATATATCTGGATACAAGAGTTGTTGCATGATATGACTTTTGCGGCATCTGAATCTGATTATTCCGAACTACTTGAAAAATATCGTCATGATCATACAGCGGGATTTGATAGTGCTGTATTGAATGCAGCAGAAAAGCTGATACATACCCGTATTCTGAAAAACCTTGTAGATCACAAGCTATCATCTCTTTCCGATGCTGAACGTGCTGAGCTCGTAGAAACTGAACATATCATAGATGAAAACTTGTTTGATTACTATTTTCAGCCGATTGTCAACACAACAGACGGTGAAATATACTCTTACGAAGCACTTATGCGCCCGAAAAGTGAGCTGAAACTTACGCCATATCATATCCTGAAATATGCGGAAATTATGGGAAGGCTGCCGGATATCGAGCGCGGAACCTTTATGAATGTGCTTGGTATCATGGATTTGCAAAAGCAAAAGTTTTCCGGTAAATTCGTTTTTATCAATAGCATCCCCGAAGTTCGTCTGAACTCCGATGATTTCAAAAAAGTCATGGGAATGCTTCTGAAACACGCTGATACCGCTGTGGTTGAGATGACAGAGCAGTCTGAGGTAGATGAACAAAGCCTTGAAATATTAAAGGATCGTTATCGTAACATGGGGGTTAGGATGGCGATTGATGACTATGGCACCGGCTATTCCAATGTTGGAAATCTGCTGAGGTATATGCCGAATTATGTTAAAATTGATCGCTCCCTTCTGAGCGAAATACATAAAAGTCCGAAAAAGAGGCATTTTGTCAGAGAAATAATTAACTTCTGTCACGATAATGACATTCTTGCTTTGGCAGAAGGTATTGAGACTGAAGAGGAACTTCACTCAGTTATCCTGCTTGGCGCAGACCTTATACAGGGGTACTATACAGCCAGACCGTCCCCTGATATTATTGACTCTATTCCTGACGAGATCAAAGTGCAGATAAGACGTTATCATCAGGAACGAGAGGACGGCATCGGTCAGCAGGTTTACATTGCAGATATTTCCGAGCGTATCCTGCTTGAACGACTAACACAATCTGATATGAAGCGAATTGTCATTGGCACGAACGAAAATGGAGATGTAGTGCTGGAAGGTGATGTGAATACTGATACTCAGATCCGTGTTGAAACCAAGAAAGGCTTCTCTGGGAAAATCACACTTGAAAATGCGTGGTTAGCAGGTATCAAAAATAAGCCTAGTATTGACATTGGCGAGGATAGCGATGTCGTTCTTGTTCTCATCGGCGAGAATAAGCTGGAATCGGGAGGCATTCGTGTCCCTGAATCATCCAGGTTAACAATAATTGGTGACGGAAAGCTTGAAATTGAACTGAATGAAAGCGATTATTATGGCATTGGAAACGGTATCAGCAGTTTGCATGGGGAACTGGTGTTTGAGCAATCCGGCAGAATCACAATAAATGCAAAAGGCAACAACGGCATTGCCATCGGTTCCGGAAACGGCGGACCTATCAGTATCAATGCAGGGCAGTACAGGTTGAATTTACAAGGAGATGTTGTGGTTGGTATTGGCTCATTGTATGCTGACGACATCATGACGATACACGATTGTGACATAGGTATGGAAATGACTGCAGCGAGAGGCGCAGCAATCGGATCTATCGGCAAGAACAACGACATAACGCTCTATAAGATCTCTGTCAAGGTGTTTATGAACGGCATTGAGCTTGTTGGCATTGGTACGCTTGATGGTGAAAACACAAAGTTTTCGATTTCTGAGGCAAGCTGTTTTGTAAACATCAAAGGTGAGAGATGTTCAGCTATAGCCGCGCTGGAGGGAATAACTGACATTACTATGAAACAAGTTGCAGTACGTCTGACTGTCGTTGGCGTACAAGCGCTTGGTATAGGAGGATTCTCAGGAGAAACATATCTGTATCAAAGCGGTGCTGATACGAACATTACAGTGGATAGTCCTATTGCACAACTTGATTATCTGAACCGAAACAATCTTGTTTTAGAAAGTGATAAATTCATCTTGATTCAAAACGATGAAGAACTAATAGATATATGACTAATAAGCCGCCTATCTTGCAAACTTTAAGGTTTCCCGTAGTATTTTGCAGGGTAGGCGGCTTATTTTGCTTTATTAGGATAGTTTTAGGACAGCTTTCAGGACAGTTCAATCACACGTTTACAATCCATGTGCCGCCTTTTGCTGCACCGTTTCTCGAAATAACAGACTTTTTCTTCGGTTCGAGTGCCAATGTCCTCCGTGGCAACCCCGATCCTTGCATCACAGGAACGGCACCATATACATAGGCAGACAGATTATGTCTTGATCTTTTGCAAAATCCTTTGTGTATACAAGATATTTCCACAGAATGCGTGAAGAGAATTTCTCAAAGAAATGATCTATTGAAGCGTGTGCCTTGAATCCGGAGGATTTCACTTCTATCGGACATATTTTGTTTTTTCTTGCGATGAGGAAATCAATCTCATAGTTGTGGCGGGATGTTGTGCTTGGGAAAGTATGATAAAACAGCTCGTTCCCGTTTGCAGCCAGTATCTGCGCTATTACATTTTCATACAGATATCCAAGATTGGCGGATAACTTATCACTGAGAAGTTTTTGATAGATTTCGTTTTCGGTGAAGTCTCTGTCCTTGAACATGAGTGTTGTGAAAATTCCGGTATCACAGATGAACATTTTGAACTTTGTAAGGTCTTTGTTTGCAGCCATACCGACATTCGGATCATTAGCATGATAAGATATCAGAACTGTTTTTGAATCTGCCATCTCCGCAATCAATGTGAGAATATCATCGGCACGATTATTTTTCAGCACGCTGCTGACCTGATATCTCGATGCGTTTTTATTTAGCTGTGCAGGAATGGAGTCGAACAGCAGAGAAATACGACCTGTGGGATCAATCTTTTTGAAATCGTCTTCGTAAAGATTCAGAATATCTCGTTTAACGGCATCAACCATTTTGAAGTTATTTGTGGTGATATATTCATGAACAGCCTGTGGCATTCCGCCTACGAGCATATATAGCCGGAAATTACGCAGCAACTTTCTGTTCATCTGATCTCCGACAGGCTTGCTCATTTCATAGAATTGTCTGATGATATTATAGCTTGTGTTGTCACCAATAGCCCACAAGAACTCCTCATAGTCCATCGGATACATACTGAGCTTTCTTTCCTCACTCGGAATAACAATGTTCTTTACATTTTTCCTGATTGAAATCAGTGAACCGGTTTCAATATAATCATATCGATGATCTTTCACCAGATGTTTGATTGCCTGACGTGCCAAAGGGCAGCGCTGCACTTCGTCAAAGATGATGAGAGATTTTCTCTCATACAGATCGATTTGATACTGAAGCTGAAGCTGTAAAAAGAAAAAATTTAGATTAGAGATGTCATTAAACAACTCGATGGTAGCTTTTGATGCTATGGAAAAATCAATCAGGATATAGCTTTCATATTCGTTTTTGGCGAATTCCTCAACAACTGTGGACTTTCCGACACGCCTCGCACCTTCTATCAGCAGGGCGGTGCGACCGTCTGACTCATTTTTCCATTCAAGCAGCTTATCAAATATTTTGCGTTTGAACATATTTCTCACTCCTCTCTAAATTCAAAAAGGCTCATTCTCTCATAATCGCATTTTTTGAATAACCCCAATACCTCAAAATCGCAATTTTCTAAAAGTGATTATACCACAGAATCGCAATTTTGTCAAGACTTGTTGTTATTCTGCGCGGAAAACAGTGGATTATTCAGCATTCGGAAAACAAGTCTGTTGCGAACGCTACTGATGAATGAGCCGTTATCTGCGCTGTTAAGCAAAAATCTGCAAGCTGTGTTTTCAAGAACGTCAAGTTACGCAATGGATGAGCAGATGGTTACTACCGATGAGAGATAGCAACAATCTGAACTTGACAAGCGAGTCACCCTGCCAGGCCCCTTCAGAATGCGCCAGAATGCCCTGTGTGGGTTTGCAAGGCGTTTCATGGCACAACTACTCCTTTTAGAGAAACGGCTCTCTGTGAGCCTTCGGGGGGCTTCTACGGCGAAGGGGAATTATCGTCCATCCGTAAGCACTTCACTTAGCCCCCTTGTGGGTGTCCACGCGCTTGCTTTGGGAAGAAGATACGCACCATTAAGCTCTGATGCTCTCTGAGAGCTTCCAGAATGCGCTGTAAGCCCCTTGACGGTCTTTTATGGCAAACTGATGCCCCTAAGATCAAACGCCCCTCTACGGGCTTGCTAGGGGCTTCTATGGCGATGCTGATAGTTTTACTGCTCATGGAAACCCTCTGAGAGCCTCCAGGATGCCCTGTAAGCCTCCTCGCCACCTTCAAGCCGAAAACTTACACCTTGAAAGCCACAAGCCCTTCTGTGAGCTCGTGAGAGCCTCCTACGGCGATGTTGACTGTTTGCTATTCCGCACACACCTCCTGTGTACCTCCGGAAGCTTTCTTTCCGCAGTCTCAAACTGCTTTTTATTATATTATATATATCCTACGGATATATATAATACTGGCGTGTCGATTTCGCCCCTTTTCGGCTTTTTCCCGGAAACCGCGCTGTTACGCAGATTCCTGCACCTCATCCGGCAAAATGTATAAAACGGAATAATTTTCAGTAGTGATTTTTATGCGGTTTTATTTCGTTAAAAACGTCCTCCAAAAATCGCAGTTCTTCGCAGTAATTCGAGATATTTGTCTTTAGTGGAGGTTTGAGATACGCTTGGTTCTCCATGAATAAGGACGTTTCAGTTACAGGAATGTCAGTAACAGCAAAGTCTGATACAGCATTTCTTGTTGTAAAGAGCGCTCCTCTTACTGGTAGTTCTAATACAGCTGCAAGTGTACAGTCAGCAGCGTTAACATCTGATACTGCTGTAACCGCTTCTGCACAGCTTTATCCGACTGCACACGAGGACATAGCTGCTACAGTTAATTATACAGCTATTGAAGCAGCTGATCAAACGACAGCAACAGATACTGATATTTGGTATTATAAGTATAGCAATGATCCAGCTACATCTAATACTTCTGTTACTGCAGCAACACCTGTGCCAGTTGCAGAATTTGATGATTATGTTCTTGTAAATGCGTTCGATTTAACTGTAAAGAATAACGGCGGTGGCGCATCAATTAGTGATTTAAAGGTTTCTTCTTGTACTATTACAGCATCTGATGGTGGAGATCAGGCTGTAAAGGTTCTCGTTGCAGGACCTAATGGCAACGCTGAATTTGACGGCGCTGGAAACTCAAGTGGTAGCAATAATGTAATTTGTAACAGTGTTACAAGTGAAGCTCTTAGCCAGGTTAGAGTATATGTTTACTGGGACGGTAATGATGCAGATGTTTATACTAATGGCGCAGCAGATTTAAAGAGCACTGCTGTTACTTTAGGCTTCACAGGTACTATTGTTAATCCAGGTGCTTAAATTGCTTCTCAAACTAACCTTTACATAATAATTTAAAAACAACCCGTCGGGCAAGAGTCCGGCGGGCTTTGTTTATAATAAACAAAAATATACTAAATTCAACAAAATATATTATTATAATTCATTAAAAATGCGCATTGAAAATGCGCTTTTTTTATGCTATAATAAGATAGAATAATTATGGGGTAGTCTGCCCCAAAGGAGGTGAGGCGAATGAGTAAACAATCCCAATATGACTATAACTCTGACAGCGAGCGCCGCACAAGACGCCGCGCTGCCCTGATAAAACTCCTCGCTATGCTCACCTTCGCCCTTACCCTCTGGATATTCGCCTCCGCCGCTTGGTTCAGTATGAACAAAAACGTGGATACAAGCGGGATGAGCGTTTCGGTTGCCGGAATAGATTATATCATCAGTGTTGATAGTTATAATGTGGAGGATATTGCGCCTGATCAGCAATCACATGATTATGCCGATTTTGCGACGTATTATCCTTTAATGACCGGAAAGCTTGAAGACAACGGCTATGATCTTGATGAAACTGACACAAGCACAGTTGATTCTATACGCTGGTGCCTGAAAGAAGATAATCCTGTTTACAGCGACCACACCGGTCTGCGCCCCGGCTCTTACGGAACTCTTACTTTTTATGTAGAGCCGGTCGATCCAAGCAGCTTTACAGGTGCGACTCTGCATTTCGACCTCAGTGTGACTGCTTACACAAATGTTGAGGAAACAGCTAACAATCAGACTATTATTACAGGTTTAACGCCGCTCAGTGCAAATGCACCCGCGAAAAAGTACCTTGACGGTCATCTGCTCTTCTTTGAGGAGAATACCAACGGCATATACTCGAAGATGATAGACAAGGAAGCAGGCTTTTCAAGGCTGATCGACTCGGACGAGTTTGATGAGAATGGAAAGCAGCAGATCGACATCTACTGGATATGGCCGAACACATTCAGCCAGATGGTGCTGTTTGCCGGTGCCAGCGATCTTAACGACGATCCGATGTTTTCGTCCTCTCAGGCGTCAAACGAGTCCTACAAGGCATGGGATACTAACGCAAGCACCACGGGTACACCTATCGAAAGAATGAAGAACTATATCATAGCTAATTATGATAGCTTCTTTGAGTATGATAGTGCGAGCTATCCGTTCACCGGAAATACTCCCGCTCTAAAGAAAGCAGATGTCAGCACTAAAATGAATGACCTGACGAATAATATCATACTTTTCAATACAGGCTACAATAATGCCGATCAGATCATCGGTACTGAAATAAGAAGCATAATGGTTGAATTGAACATCGGAAAATAAAGCTTATAGAAAGGAGGCAGTGCGATGAGCGTTACGTCAAAGCGTAAAAAGAAATTAATATGGCGGTCTATCAAGCCCAGAAATCGTATAATGCTGTTCACTGCACTGTCATTGGCTGCCTTGATCGGAGTGGCGCTTCCTGTACGGGCATGGTTTTCCGAGAAGCGCAGAGTCGCGGACATGGCACAGATACATTCGCCCCACGTCCTGACTATAAGCGCCGCTAAGGAACAGGATATAGAATATCTTGATCTTTCCTCAATTAACCTGAGGCTCATGTCAAAAGACGAAAACAATCCAAGAGCAAAATACTATGTGTTCTGCGTCAGCGGAACTGATACCTATTTCTACAATCTTCAGCTTGCCTACACTACGAATAATCAGTTTGAATACCATGTCTGGCCTGCGGAGGAATGTGAAAGTAACGATGAGAACTGGCTATATGAATATCAGGAGCGTAATTCGAGCGGTCAGCTGACTGGTCAAAAGTATTATTATAAAAAAAGCACAGATGATCCATATGAACTTGCCGGAACAAACGAAGTTCGCTACTATCAGCTTGATTCGGCTGGACTGATAAATCGGGACGGTTCACAAATTCTGGCAAATCAAACAAAGCATAATGATACATATGAGATCACTGCCGGAGATAATCATACATTTACCGTGCAGAAAAATGCAGAGCCGCTTTACTGGCAGGCGAAGGGAATACGTTCAGGGTTAAAGCCTAATGCGACTGCAAGTGAAAAAAAATTTGTGGATTACTATATATTGGAAGTGAACTGGCAGACTGCATATGAAACTGCAAATGCTGGGGTTCCAGAAAGCGAAAAGCAGGAGCTGCCTAATGAACGTGAAACAGACATCATCTATATCACAGCAAAATCAACGATAGATTATCATACGGAAACCGGCGAGGAAACATCACTTAATGCAAGATACCAGTAACAGCAAAATCAGGAGTGATCTGTGAAAACTACTGGGATAAATGAGAATTATTAAAGGAAAGGTGTAAAATAGTTTAAAAGAGAGGAGGGCTCACTGTGAGGAACAAGTATATGCTGATAGTGAAAAACTATTTCTTGCTGTTAACAGTATTTGTGTTTGTGTGTGCCCTTCTGACTATGGACTCTAAGGCGGCATATACAAAATCAAACAAAGCAAAAAGAGTTGCAGCGACTTACGACGATGTCGGCGCAAGATTCTCCTCAAACTATATGGATGAGTGGATAAGCAACCAAGCAAATGATATTTCCAGAAAAGCGCTTTACGTTAAGGAAAATGATACACCTGAAGCAAGGACCATAAATGTTACTATCAATAACTTCGCCAGAGGCGTTGAGGGCTATACATATGACAGATCCATCAACTACACTCTGACAGCTAAACCGGTATATATCAATAATGGTGCAGTTGATGATGCTGCGACATCTGACATGGGAAGCAAATCTATCAGCATTTCTATGAAGAATTCGTCAGCGATATTCAGCAACTCCGGAATACAGGCTTTCTCGGTTCCGAGCACTCTTAACCGCGGCAGCGCAAGCACTGATACCTGTACTGTGACATTCAGCAGAGAATTTATGTCAGAGGTTCAAAGCGATTCGGTCGGCACAAGAATATTTCTCTTGATACAGGCAGTTCCGAATGGGGAAGCCTATGCGGACTTGAACAAACTTGCTTGTTTGCTGTACTTTACCATGGATCAGGAAGTAACAAGTCATTATTGGGAAGGAAACTTTAGTGATAGCGGTTCAGGTACACTATCAGGAAATGCAAGTGGATTCGATGGATATAACTACTATATTGCGGGCGTTGGCACTGGAACCGGTTATCTGCAGTGGAATCCAGATTATCTTGTGCTGAACGAAGAATCTATGAGAGAGTTGGATGTATCAACATCAACAACAGTATCACAAGGTTGGAAACAAGTTGCGATCACACTGAATTCTGATATCAAGGGAAGATACGATATTCAGTTTTATCAGAATGCAGATCCAGCAAACAGAGCGGAGTTCAATACTTGGAGCGGAATTACTAATAAGGTTAATTTCATACCTCAACTTGATTAGGGGTAAACAGATCAAGGCACTATGGGAGTGATGATACATGAAAAAGCGATTAAATATAAAAAGAATAAAGAGATTTACAAGTGCTGTTATCGCATGTGTTATGCTGCTGACTTTTGGTCCGTTTGCCGACGCTTTTAAGTGGACAATAGATCTGACAGTTCCGTTAAGAGCACATGCTGGTGGTACAGAAACTATTAATAGTTATTCGGACTTGGTAAAATACACGAAAGATGGAAGATATGATCCGGATGATACACTAAATATCTCAATTACAACTGGTGCAAAATCTGCAAAGACCTATCAATATTTTGATGATCCAGCTAATGAAGAGCCGACATATATATTTGAAGGAATAGGTACATCGACTCAGCCGTTCAGAGGCTCTGTTATTATAGAAGCTACAAACTATAAAACTTTCAACCTGAACACAGCGCTGTTTGATTACATAAGTACAGATGCAACGATCATATTAAATGTAAACGGCAGTGACAGCCAAGATCATCTTATCTTAACAGCGTTTGAAACGATGACAAATAAGCCTTTATTTGCTAATCATGTCGTAAAGGGTAACACTAATAATGCTGAATGGAAAATCGAACTGCAAGATTATAATGACGGCACAGCTCATGCATATACCTATGGTGGACTTATCGGCAATATTGAAAAAGGCTGTAATGTGAAGCTTGATGTGACTAATAACAGAACAGCAGTCGGCAATGATCAGAAAGATATTTCAGTAAATGGTAATGCAGGTTTGATCTGCGGTTCGCTCGGAACAGCCGGCTCTGATACAAACGGCGCGACATTACAGGTCAAGCTCGGCAGCGGTGATAATACGAATCACAGCATAACATCTACGTCTGCGTCAGGCAATGCCGGCGGTCTTGTCGGTGAAATGGGCAGCGGTTCTAAGCTTCTGCTGGACGGTACCAGTGCGGGCTGGAGCGGTATCACACAGAGCATAACAGCTGGCGGCTATGCCGGCGGTATTGTCGGAAAGGCTGATAATGCCTATATCGGAACTGACGCAGTTCCGGGCAGTGTGGATACTGCTGTTATGACGATCAGCGATAGCTTCAAGACGACAAGCACCACAGTCAATGGCGCAAGCGGTTCCGGCTATTTGTTCGGCTATTATAAGACAGGCAGCGCAAGGACATTTAATATTACATGGAGTCAGAACGGTGTAAGTGCTAACCCTGCGATCACATTAGACAGCAGCCAGTCAGGCGGCCTTTTTGGCGTGCTCGAAAACACCAGTACAACGGGAGCAGCAATTACTATTAATGGCGGTCAAACAGTAAATGCAACGACCGCAAGCACTTTGTCATCAGCTTCCGCAACCACCATGAATGTTAAAGTTTCCAACTCCCAAAATGTTTACAATAAAGGCGGTCTGATCGGTAACTACAGTTCACAGAGCTTGAAAAACACGCTTGATATTTCCAACTGTATTGTCAAGATCAGCGATGTCGGCGCTGTAGACAGCGGCGGCGGCATTATCGGGCGTATCAGCCAAGAAAGCGGTTATCCCGACGCCTATGTCAAGCTGTCAAATATTTATACAAAGACGTCTGCCGGCAATAGTGTTTCCAATGGCGGAGGTCTTATCGGCGGTGCAGGCGAAGCCACAAATATAGGCGCATTTATTGACGTATCAGGCTATATCAAAATTGACGGCAGATACAGCGCCGGTTTGGTGAAAAAGCTCCAGAAGGGCGTTCTGCGCATTGAAGGCATTACCGATCTCAGCGGTTTGACCTCAGGCAATATGATAGTCGGAACACGTGACATTGCGCTGATATATTCGCGCGGTTCGGGCAGCGATACTATCACAACAGGCACAGAACAATGGCGTCTTATCAGACCTAATGATAAGCATAAAAATAACGATGTCGGCACATGGGGCGAGGTCCTTCGCCTTACAAAAACTGGACTTACAGGCAATGCTATCATTGATGAAACAAATACAGATAACTCAAGTAGTGTGGATTATCATACGGTGACTCTCAAGCCTGCTCCGTCAGGAACGATTTCAACGTTTGCGGATTTTGTGCTGCTTGCGCTTAATATTCAGCTTAATACAACAAACACGAGCGGAGTGCTGAAGGTTTCAGGCAGTAAAAGTACAGCGCTTCTGTCATCAACTATCACACTTGCAGACGGCGTGACCTTTGATCTTTCCGATACAGGTATCACAGGACTGACCAGAGATTGCAATGGAACCTCCTATGAGAGTGGCATTTTCTCTGGCACAATTCAGGGCGGTACTTCAGCTGGAAATCTTACAACAATTAAGTTGGCAATCGGTGAGGCTTACGGTGTGGACAGCAGCGACAATGCTGTTTCGGACGGAACTGAGGGAAGCGGCAAGATCTATAGCCACGTCTACAACGGTCTTATAGCAAGATCAAAGGGTGCAACCTTCAAGGATTTTGCGGTTACAGGCACACAGTATATCGGTATCAATGGCGACTACCTTAATTTTGGTGCAGTCAGTGCTTTAAGCTATGGCGGAGCAAACGCTTCTGAAATTGATACATTCGACGGCATTGATTCTGATGTGACCGTTTATATGACGAGAGCAAGCAACCACAGAGCTTTCGTGGGCGGCGTGGTCGGTCAGGTTGCTTCTGACGCTCGGGGTAAGGTCGCATTCACATCCTGTACCTCTGCTGCGATTTTCAGCGACGGCACACAAAATACCGATACACAGCCTGAAAGCTATTTCGGCGGCTATATCGGCCTTGTCAATGCGGATGCTGATAATTCAAAGAATAAAGCGCTGAGCATTGACTTTGGAACATATACATCGGGGACATCGGGTGCTGCTTGCGCAGTAGGCGGCAGCTATTCCAATACCATAGCTACCACAGCACAGCTCAACACTATCTACGGCGGACTTATCGGCGGTGTGCGCGGCAATAACTCTCATGCAATAGACAAGCGCACGATCAATGTGAACAAGGTCACAGTCGACGGGCTTACAATTAATTCCAAGTCCAATACTGCAAGCGGCGGTCTGCTGGGCTATGCATGGCATGACGCAGATGTGAATCTGCAGGATGTCAGCGTCGGTACAGCAACAACGAATACGGTCGAAATTTCGGGCGGCACAGGCACGGCTCTGACAGGTCTTGTTTACAATGCAACGGGTCACTGGGCAGTTGATACTGTGAATATTCAGAAGGTTTCGTTTGTAACGAGTGTCAGCAGCTCTTCTCTGGGCTTGCTGGTAAATGATGGAATTAACAACTGTATTCTGATGTACGATAATGCATATGATGATAGAGCTCAAAAATATACCGGCAAATCTTCGGATAAGACAGCATCTCTCTATCTGGAACTGAAAGCAGGCGGAAGATATACTATCAATGGCAATAATTCCAATGTGGATGTTGATTCCAAGGTTGCGGTATTTGACGAGCTTGTTGCTTTTACCAAGCACCCTGACAGAGATATTGCTGAGAACGGTCATGCAATTGTTTCAATCGGAACAAAATACACAGTAACCAATCAGAACAATGAATCAGAAACACACACTGCACTGTATATGGATGGTACACATTGCAATACTTATCAGAATCAGTCCTACTATGGTAAAAACACTGTAACAGTCAACCCCAATACAAGGTATTACTATAATCTGGATACCATCAGAGTGAAGGGCTCTAATGCTTCTTCTGCGGAAAAAATGCTGCTGTGGAGCGTGACACAATACGCATGGGGAGACGCGGTGAAGAAGTATTTTGATGGTACGACTTCAGGAGTGGCGGTCAGTTCGATTTCAGGTAGTCTTGATATGACAGGACTGTCTTATTATCCTGTGGATTATTCCGGCGGACTGACACTCGCGATCACTAATTTAACATTCCGTAACAGTGAGATTGAAACAGGAGAATCCGCATCAGGAAATACAGATGGCTTTGTACGTTCTACAACAAGTACCACGAACCCAAGCCAACACTATATGATGCACTGCGGCCTTTTCAGAAATGTTTCGGCAGGTATCAATCTTGGCGGAAATATGACAATTCAGGGAAATGTGGGTATTCTTCCGTCAGGTTCCGGTTTCTTGGTCTGCGATACATTTGGCGGAGGTGCTAATGTAATTGCGCTGACGAATGGTTCCCATACACTTACGTTAAATGGGGCATATGTTAACGGCGTTACATTAAGTACAGACAATGCACCGATTCTGGTTAGCAAAGTACGCTCGAATACTACAATTGAACTGAATGGTGTGAAATCACAAGGCTATACATCAAAAACCAATGCACTTTCAGACACAAATCCATGGTTTGCAGCAACTAGTTTGATCGGTGAGGTTGGTAACGAGGATGGAACGCTTTCCTCTAATATGAATGTGAAATTCTCTGAAATTGTACTGGATGGCAGAACGGAAGATGTATCTGATCCGACTGAGAATGCGGCAATGAATACAGCCTATGGCTCAACCAGAACGATTTTCAGTAAGGCAATTTTGCTTGGACATTTTGTTTATGAAGCTTCAAATTGCTCCGGTACTTATAATTTTACCTATAATGAGGATTGGGGAACGACGAAGCATCAGGTGACATACGGTAAGGAAATCTCAGATACGAAGGATTATGTAAACGAACAGTCAAACATGAAGTATCTGAATGACAGCACGCATTATGTCAGCCCAACTTCTGCGTCTGCAAGTTCTGCAGCTTCATTCTCCAATTTCCGTCCTTATGTTGGAAAGTTTGACACTATGGAGAATGACACTCATGTTTATAAGTATCGCGAGCTGAAAGTTAACCATAGTACTGAGAATCTTGAATCCGGCTGTGGAATGTATAATGATCCATATCTTCTTACAGCTGATAATTTGAATGACCTTGCAGAAATCATTAATGGTGACAGCACAAATTACGGCGGCTTTGGTGTGCGCCTTCCTTTAAGTATTGCTGACCAAAAAGCATCTGGCGCAGAAAACTATACACCAGTAACAAGCATTGTAAATCTTGGCTGGTGTACCACAGATTCGGATGCGGTTTTCACTTATGATGATGGGTATTACAGATACACCGCAGCAAATGGGGATGCGTATCAAATTGCTCCTGATAAAGTACGTCAATATCTGGCAGGTGCCTACTATATGATTCAAGAAAACATTGAACTGACAAACTTTAAAGGTTTAGGCGGCGCAAATGCTAATTATGCATTTCGGGGTGTAGTTGTAGGAAAAGAAATTGGCGATGGTGTATATCCGAAAGTAACGCTAACAACAACAGGCGGAACATCATCGGCACCGTTCATCAACATTAGTAACGGCTGTGTTGTCAAGGATCTACAATTTGAGATGCCCTCAACTGTTACTGTCAATCTGTCACAGACAAGTGTAGTGGCTAATCTTGATTATAGCGGCGGCGGAAACTATTTTGGCGTGGTTATTGGTAAAATTATGGGCGGCGACAATGTGATTGACCGCGTTGATGTTTCCTTTAATGGCACGATCAATGCCAGCGATGCGACCGCATACATTGTCCCTGCAGGAGCATACGTCGGTGTTGTTGTGAACGGAGGACTGTTCTTCCGCAACATGGAGAATGTGGCTCATAAAGCAGGTTTTTCGGACAGTAATTTCAACGTTACAAATACGATTACCCTTCTCGACGGCACAACTTTATCTGCAATGTACCCACATCACACTGATAATACAAAATACCTCTACATCAACCCGATCATCGGCAGAGTGATCAACGGCTATGCGATGACTGAAACGGCAAGTACATATACTCCGTCTGAGTCCAATGCGACGATCATGAAGAACGGCACCAAGAATTATGCCATTGCAAATATCAGCGAGGCTGAGGAGCTGCTAAATGTACACGAGGCTATTAGTGCTCAAGGTTCAAATCCTGCGAAGAATGCCTCGATCGAAGTACCGAATGCACAGGCTTGGTTCATTATGTCCTGCATCGTGAACAGCGGTACGGGCAATGGATCAAGCAGCTATCAAATGGGCAATCTGGCGTCTGATGCTTCGAGCCCGAATATCAGTTATTCTGCAAAGACATTCAAGACCACGCATATCGGCAAGTATGATGATGTCGGCTGCGGTACTACTTCGTCTGCTAATAAGCAAAAGAAACTTGTAAACGGAAGCTATGCTCCGATTGATGAGCCGGTTCTCTTTAATAGCAACAACATGGAGATTGGCAATGACGCTAAAGTAACTCCATATATCGTCTACAAGTACACGAGGACAGAGGGGCAGACGGATTTCTACAAGAAGTATGCGAAGTCGCTCACGGGCAAGGCGCGCGCGATCATCATGAATCCCGCGTATAGTGACGAGGATGACACCGATAACTATCATATTCAAGACACATGGACGCTTCCTGACGGCTACCGCGGCATTGGCGGACTGAACAGTGATAACAAAGATTATAATATCTCTGTCAACGGCATGACCTGCAACAATACGATCATCAATTTGAATATGAAGTATCAGACTTATTTGTATTCAACAACAAATAAGATCTATCAGGAGAACTATTATCCTTCTGATGTAGGATTTGGATTGTTCAATACATTTAAGCCATCAGTACCATTATCCGTAAGTGATTTGACTCTGAAAGGTAATGTTTATGTTGAAACCTTAGATTACGCCACTGGAGAACCTAAGTATATTTATGGAACCAAAAACAGCTATAATGCATATGATAAATCTGCGCAAGAGTTTTATGGCACGACAAATGGACGTGTGTCTGCAGGAATGTTTGCTGGAATTAAATCTAACACTAATGCGCTGATATTGAATAATGTCACTATCCATACTGTTGATGTTCATTCAAGCAGAGCAGCAGGTGGCCTTTTGGGAATTGCACAATATGTTACTTTAACAGAATGCCCTGCTATAAATGTCAGTGTTGAAGGTAAATGGGATACTGGTGGATATATTGGAGGTGCAAGCAATACTATTACTATCACAGGTGCTTCAGCGGCTAAAACGGAGTTTAACATTAATACGATTGTCATGACCGGTATTGGGTATAATGAAAGAATAAATGGCAGACCGGGAGCTGTTGGAGGATTGGTTGGAAGACAATACGGTGGTACTGTTAACATTTCCAACATGAAGCTTTCAAAATATGGCACCTATGGTATTGTGAAAAACTATCAGAATCAAGACAATATTTCATCTGATGAGACCCCGGTTGGAGGAATAGTAGGCTCGACTCATCTCAACCTAACCGTTTCAAATTGCGAAGTAAATAATATTACAGTATATGGGGATTACTCAAATGCCGGTGGTGTATTAGGAAGCGCACACCATAATAGTCAAAACACAACATATAATATAAGTATAAACAATGTCTCTCTTGATGGAACAAATTCAACATACGGACTATACATTACTAATAGACTTGGTTTAGGCGGCTTTATTGGCAAAGTAAATCTAAACAAACCCTATAATGTAACTATTTCTGATTCGTCTATTACAAACTATCATTTAACAAAAAGTGCAAATAATAGCAGTGGCGACAATTATATCGGGGGCATAATTGGAGTTCAGGCAGGAGACAGTTCTTCAGATACGATTTTGAAAAATGTTTTGATTTCCGATTGCGTGTTTAGCTTACCTGCTACCGGTAATTACGCAGGGATGGTCGGGAGTTTAAGAAAAACGTTAACTGGTTATAATATTGCAATAAAAAATATAACTTTAGCTGATGGAACAACAACTGCATGGTACAAAGGTGATGTTTTTGTAGCTGCAAACACAAAACCAACCGTAAAAATCGTCGGCTTCTCCCGCCAGAATACCCTCGACAGAGATGACGACGGAACAGCGGATGACCTTATTACCGCTACACTATACTCTGGCTCTGCAAGCAGTAGCAGCTACATCATCTTCTCCGACTTCTCCGGCACAGGCTTTGACGGAACAGTGAACACAGACAAGCCGCTTCTCGGCAGCAGCACAGCAGAAGCAATGGTCGACACAGCCAAGCCCTATGCAACAGTTAACCCAGCACGCGAGATCGTTGCAAGCAATCTCCTTCTCACAGGCGACGGCATCGCAGTTGACAAAGATAATCTGCCGATCAATGCGATCGCTGCGGATAATACTAATAAGAAGTATGCAATTGTATCGTCAACTGCGATCAACAAATTCAAAAGAGCCACAACCGGCAATTATCTCGGTAAGCTGTCCACTTTCAATACGGAGACCGGCGCAACTCTCACCAATGATTTTGCAGTGCTGATCGTTGATGATCTGGATAGAGGCAATACCACTGATATGATCGAATCGTATATTCAGGCGCTTACCAATACTACGGATAATTATGCCACATCGACGGCTTCTTCCAAGTTCAATGTAGCCATCTACAAGATGACTTTGAATAACGGCAGCTTTACAAAGACAACACCTGCAAATCTGAAGCACAGTGGTAACCAGTTCTACATGGACGGCAAAAACGTTGATACATCAAGCGATGCCAAGATGTTCTCGCTGATAGACGTGCAGTTCTATGATCCGACGACCTATGATGCCAGTGAAACTACTCATACTATTGCATATCATCTCTACATACCGGTATTCGTCAAGAAGCAGCTCAATTACACCTTCCGCATTGCCTCAGGTTCGGGCAGTAACTACGAACAGTCGTGGTACAATAATCGTTTTGGCAAGATTGGTATTGAGAACTACGGCTCGCCTGTTACGCTATATTTCGATTATGAATACGAACGCACCGAAGACGAGTGGGAGGCTGCCATTACTGCGGGAGATAATTTGCTTGACAATTTCAACAAGCAGCTGTTTTTTTCAAAAAGCGGTGCAGAATTGCCGAAAGATACAGCCAATAATCATGCTAAGGATACTGTGCTTGTTCTGATTGATCGTAATGATAATAACCGACCTTACTATGCATATGCAAGCGATGTGCTTTCAGGCAACGAGTCATCAAAAACACTCAGTCTGAGGTCATTCACAACCGAATTGGGTGGTAGCACGCATTTCAAGGAACAAAGCTTGCAGGATCTTCTGAAAGCACAATCAACCTATTATATGAAGGCTGTCAGAGATGATACTAGCGGAATTTATAAGAAACTGGAATCAAGTACAGAAGCTACTATCAAAGCAAAGCTTAATGGCACAGATGACTATTTTGCATTGATCGATGGCACAGAATCTCCGGCAATCACGGAAAAGTATTCGATCTCTATTACTTCTGATGCGAATTCTCCTGAAACATTGTCATGTATCAAGGAAAGCTATTATATCACGATCTTCACTCCTGAAATGGCTTCCAGTCCAAGCATCTATCATGAAACGATATCTCATGTAAATTTAGGAAACGATCCCACACCAACAAAAATAAAAGTTAACGATTCAGTAGCAGATGTTCAGGTGGTATTAGGAAATGTCTTTACTCAGACGACAACGATTTCTCAATCGTTAGATACTGATCCCGTAATAGTGCCGACTACAAATGAAACGGTGACGGCGCATATGGAAACGGAGATTTCTATTACCGATAACACTTACCGTAGCTTTTTTGATGCTTCTGTTAGCGTATACCACAGCTTCCTTACCTATATGACCAAGCATGAAAACGGAACCAGTAAGGGGCTTTTCGGAAATCCTCAGCTCAGCGGAACGTTTTCAATCCTTGATGAGAATAATAGTGCAATCAGCAATGGTAATTACTCTTCCTCTCCCTCTTCGACAACTGACAGCGGAAACTATGCCGAGTTTGCAGAAGGTGTAGACTTGAGAGAGTATCTCATATCGGAGGGCGACGTAGTCACAATCAAGGCAGATGTTAATTTGTGTTATAATGGTGAAGCAAAGATAGCTGCACAGTTCCCACCGCGCACGAGCCCGGAACAGGATACACATCTGTATACTGTGATCAGCGGTGCCTCGAATATTGCATACGACAGTGCAAAAACAGCATACAGCAAAACAAGAAAAGATGCAACGGAACAAGGCTCGCTTGTACATTATTATACTAAGACCACCAAGGCAGCAAGACTTGAGTATAATGCTTATGCAGATGAAAATGGCGTATATGGTCAGCTTGGAATTAATGCTCGTGCTGATGAAAAGGAACTCACAAATGGGAAGGCTGAGATAAAAACAGTTGCAGTATATGATGTATCGGATATTATCCAGAGTGTTCCTAAGAGTCAGTACGATAGGGTAAGATGCACTTTTGAACTTCAGCAAAAGCAGCAGAACGGATCATATGGAAGTCCGCTGACTATAAGTGATTACCTGAACCGCGTATATCTTGACGGATTAACAATTGAGGACGCAGAACATACTTTAGTTGCGAATACTGCGGATTATATACTAATTGACAGCAGTACAAAATACACATTTGACATCGTCCGAAACAAGCTCGTTCAGTCAGGTGATACTGCTGAAGCGGTTATGAGTATACCTATCACATTTGATGTTTACTCAGGCGCAGGATGCTTTGAAGAAAATGGCAGTATGTATTCAAATTATAAGGTGTATATCACGGTTGAACTGTATAATTCGTCAGCTCCTGAGACGTCAGTATACACGTTGAAAAAACACATCGTTTACACAAACGCAAAGCTCATTTCAGATTTTATCGGATGATAAGCTGAAAAGAATATGCTCAAAAAATTAAACAGCTCCGGAATATTTTTCCGGAGCTGTTTTTGTATGATCAGCAATTGGAGTGCTGTTTCCTTGGAGGCGTACACTGATTGTTCAGGCAGTGAAAAAGCAGCCGTCATGAAGGCGGCTGCTCATCAGATATTAATAATACACCGAGGTGCTTTTTGAATTACAGACATGAGCTCGTCCAGATTCAGGGATCGGGCTGAAGCGGAGGTACCCGCTTTGTACCGCATTCGACGCAGAATTTGCCGGTATTGGAATCGAAGCCGCAGTTCGGACATTTCCACGCACCGTCAGGGAGCACTGTCTCCGGAACCTCTGCTGACTGCGGCGGCATTGCCATCATACCCATCATACCAAGAGCTGCATTTGCTGTTTCAAACTTCGTACTTGACAGCACCTTTGCATCCTGCACCGCCGTTTCCAGTATGTTCCGGAACTGCTGGATCACATCGCCGCCGCCGTGCTGGCAGGCAGCACTGACCTTGATCACAGCAAGAGCACTTTTGCTGCCGCCTAAGGAGCTGTCGTCAAAACGCAGATCAATGGAAGCACTGCTGGAGTAGTCGGTACATTTAAAGGGATCGTGGTATTCCAGCACCGACCATGCGGCGAGATTTTCGCGCTCGACTAATTCATTCAAGGCAGCAAGAACGTCCTGATTTGGTATGTATTCCGTTCTGATCGTGGGCTGGAACGCTTGCTTTTCTGTATATGCGATCTGCTGCTGACCATTTCTGAGAGAGACAGTAATATAAAGCAGGGTATCGCTGTTGTACATCATTCCGCAGGATGACGCATGATAGGAGCAGCCCACGAGTCTGCCGTGGGGGATATGTCTGGACTTTACCTCTTCTAAGGTCGGACCTCCAGATGCTGCTTGTAATTCAGACAGAAATTTTTTGCACATTTCTTCCATATGTAATAACCTCACTGAAAGCTGTGTTGTAGTTCAGAACTTCGCGGAAAGACTACTGACGGATGTAAAAAAACGAGGTTGCAGCTGCCGGACAGAGTTAGCGGCAGCACCGCCACGAAGTCCTCTGTTCAGAAGATATTATAATACCACGAGGTGCTTTTGGATAACAGACATTATCTCGTCCACATTCAGGGAGGGGAGCTGCCTGATGTCAGCCTCGATAGCGCTGATGCTCTCCTGTTCATCTGGGAGGTTTTCGCAGAGGGTGATTGCGAGGACGTCTTCGGAGTAATTGCTTTTAACGAAGTAATCCACGGTTTCGACTCTTCTGTAAATGCCGTCGTCGCCAAGCTGACGGGTAACGAGGCGGATAGTTTCTGTGCCGGAGTCGTGTTCCTTGATGAGTCTTTCTCTGTTGAAAGTAGTTGCGAAGATCTCTCTGTCATCTGGGTGCATACTGCTTGTACCGTGGACGATGAGCTCGTCGAAAACGCCGGTGGAGGGGCAGGAGGTAGTGGTGAAGTTTTCGTAAGCCATCATGTAGAAGGAGTTCCTTGTAAGGTTGGTAAAGATGACAAGGGGGTATCTGCGGAAAATAGCGTTGATAAGGAGGCTCATAGTACCGGCAGGACTCTGAGTCCGGAGAATATCGGTAGCCTCCTCCACAGTTTTATGCTCTTTGCAGAGATTGAGATAGTCGGCTTCTGGCATGGGGCGGGCGTACAGATAGCCTTGGATCCTGTTGCAGTCGCAGCTTCTGAGGAAGCCCAGCTGTTCTTTGGTCTCGACACCCTCAGCGACGGTTTTCATATTGAGTCTGTGAGCAAAGGTGAAAATGCTCTCCAGCACGATACGTTCCTTTTCGTCCTCGCAGTTATGGCTGAGGAGGGACTTGTCAATCTTGAGCACGTCAGCGGGAATATCCTTTACGAACTGGAGGGACGAGAGACCGCTGCCGAAATCGTCGATAGCCACCTTGAATCCGGCGTTGCGGATAGAGACTATCCATTTCAGGAGTGTCTCCTCGTTGCCAATCATAGCGGATTCGGTTATTTCAACCTCCAGCAGAGGGTGGGGTAACTCGTATTTATCCACAAGGGCGGAGAGCCTTTCTGCAAAGGAGGCTTCCTGGATATGGCGGCGGGAGAAATTAACGGAGATAGGGAACTGAGGCATCATATTCTGCTTATTGAGAGTCTTGCAGGCAAACTCAGTAACGAACCAGTCGATGTCCATGATAAGGTCGGATTCCTCAGCGACGGGGACGAAGAAAAAGGGAGAGATAATGGTGCCGTCGGGCTTTATCCAGCGCACGAGAGCCTCCGCGCTTTTCATCTGACCGTTTATGGTGTCATATTGAGGCTGATAGTAGACAGTCAGCTCATTGTTCTGCAAAGCTGTCCTGATTTCTTCAGCTGAGTATTTCATAATGCTTCCATCCTTTCAATTCAAGTGTCCTTGGTCATTCCACTTGCTGCCTATATGAGATCAGGTGAACAGCCTTATGGGGTGACGAATAACGGTTTTCAGCTTTTCGGGAGCCGTTTTTCGTGCGTCGCTGAGGTATATCTCGTGATGCAGGCGCTTTTCGGAAATATCAAGGGCATAGCCCTGATTTTCCATATATCCGTGCATAAGAGCGACTGTTTCAGGCTCGCTGTCATAGGGACCGATATGCATACACTGAACGCACAAGCCCTCGTGACAGGTCAGGAATTCCACTGCGGAGAAGTCGGCTTTCTTTTTAACGGAAGCTTCGCGGACAGCCCACTCAACGTCGGCTTTTGTCACGAAATCCGGCAGCCTTATCACTGAGATCCAATTGAAGTTCTCCTTGTGGGCATAGTCTATGCCGGGGGTTCCGTCCTGCCACCAGAAGCCTTCGAGGGGAGGCACCACAAAATCGAAGAAACCCTCTATCTGACGGCTGCCCTTTTTGCTCATTTTTATAGTATAAGCGACGCCGTACAGGAGCTCTATGGACTTTTTGTAAGCGCCGTTTTTCTCGTTGGGATCGCCCTTGCCGCGCACAGCGATGTAATTCATTGCAGGTATCTCTGTTATCTGCGGTTTCGCAGGGGGAGCATAGAACTCCCGGTACTCTTTTTTATAATCAAAAGCCATGACAGCCTCCTTCACGGCAGGAGCCGTTTTCTGGTATGCTATGTATCAGAATCTGCACACTTTTATTACACTTAGTATACACTGGAAACGGCGATTTGTCAAGGTTTTTCATGTGCTCCGGCACACATCTGAGGTCATCAGCAGGGCAGAGGCGGCAAAGAGGGCGAGGGCTCCTACCACGCCCCATAGAGCCGCTGTCAGCAGGGCAGCGGAGACACATATCTCTGCCGCAAGGATCAGCCGTCCCGCGAGGTATTCGTGCCGGGAGCCGGAGGTGAACACCTCTATCACCGCACCGCCGTCGAGGCAGCGGTAGGGCAGGAGGTTGTACAGGGCGGCTGAAAGGTTGAGCAGGGGAAAGCAGCCTCCGCAGCGGAGCAGGCGCATAAGGAGGTACACGGCTGCGTTTACGGCAGGACCGGCTATGAGCACGGCAAGCTGTCTGCGGACGGGAGCGGTGCAGTCGGGGACGGTCTCCATGCGTATACCGAAGCCGGTAAGTTCCACGGAGGCTATCTTCGTACCGGTGGCAAGGGCAGCCGCTATGTGACCGGCTTCGTGGAGGGCGCACACTGTATAGAATGCGAGAATGATACCGGTATCGCGTAAGAGGAACACAAGGGCGTTGAAGGCAAGAAAGGAGAAGCTTATTTTCAGCCTCGGAGCATTCCTCCTCATATATGAAGAAGTCCGGCGAGGAAGTCTATGGGATTTTGGAAGATATTCCCGGGGCTGGAAGCAAGCTTTGCTATGTGCTGGCAGAGAGGATCGGCGGTATCGGGGAAGAAGAGATGTGCGGCGAACAAAGCACCGCACAGGAGCATACATACAGCGGTCTGGACAGCGGGAGCATTGCCTGTCTCAGGGGAGGTTTTTCTTTCGTAGACAGCGAGGAGCTCTGCGTTGTCGCTGTCTGAGGGTTCCGGAAATGAAACGGGTTCGTTAGTCATGGGGGTTCACCTTTCGTATCGTTTTAGTCTGGCAGGATAATAATATGAGGGAAAAAGCGGCAAAAGAACAAGTTCTGCTGAAGCGTTGACAGAGAGCTTTCCGAGTGGTATAATATAATGGTTGCTAAGAAAACGTACGCCGTGGGCGTTATTTCAAGGAGGAAAATATGAAGAGGATAATCTCATTGTTACTTGTATGCCTGTTTGCGGCAATGCCCCTAGCAGGCTGTCATAAGGATGAAAAGAAAAAGAGCAGCATCGTTGTGGCAAAGCACCAGACCTCGGACGACTGCGAGGAGGCGTTCAGGGAGTTCTTCTCGGCGACTTACAGCGAGAATGCCGGAGAGATATGTCTTGCATATATGTACCCGGCAAAGGTCATGAACGCCTATCGCAATAATGGTCAGTACGAGGACTACGTTGTAATGTACAATAACCACCAGCAGAAGTTCGTGAGCAATCTTGCCTCCATACCGGAGATCACCGAGATTACCGGCAGGACTGAGCTCAACGATGAGCAGCTTCAGTGTGCTCTGAAATACTTCATAGCGAAGTCTGCGGAGCTCGTCACCGGCATGACCGAGGACGACATCAAGGTGACAAAGGGCACCGAGATAAGTCTCCGTTTCAAGGATCAGGAGCAGCAGGAGCAGGACGATAAGGAGACAATGGTATACATTGAGGACGACGGTTGGAAGTGCATACCATATTCGCTGGAAAGGCTCACGGAGATATACTCCGGAGAGGCTGCTGAGCCAACAACATGA